CTGTTTGCGAATAGCTTAATCAGCGTATCTCGCATATCATCCATATCACCCACTGTCATTCTTTCGCTTCCTCCTGATCCTCCTTGAATTCCTCAATATCGTCCGGCATGCCGATGTATACAATGATGGCCTTTTTGAAAGCTCTTTCTGCCAGTCCCGAGAGATGTTCGTTAAGCCTTTTTTCGTTCTGCTCGTTTTCCTCAAACTCTGCCCGCGTATACTCACCGTTTCTAAGCGAATATTCGTTTATTAGAGGCCGGTAATGAAATTCTTCACACAGCACATCATCGTTGCGATCGTAGTATCTCTCCTTAAATTCCTCTCGGTCTTCAATCACACACTCATCATACAGCGCATACTCGCCGAGGCGTACTGTTCCGAATGATCCTAAGTAATAGGCGTATTCATCTCCTGCGCAAATCTCGCCATCCACCACTCGACATCATCACCTTGTTTTTTGTGATATGCAGATATCCGCATCAGGGCGAGGTTGGGGAAATTGTGTCCATCTACATCCACCAGCCCGATTTTCACCGCGTCTCCTCCTTCAGCTCAAACCCTCTGCTCTTGTCGTAGTACTTGTCCAGTTCCGGGGCTCGCTCGGCATAGATGTCGTTGCAATCGCAATAGCGTCCGGCATCAGTCAGCGTGGCAGATAGCTTAGCCTGCGCTTTGTCCGTGGCAAACACCACCGTGCGCGGCGAATCCGCACTTTTCCCGGTCAGTATGCGATAGGCTTTAATGGTTTTCATAATCAGTATCTTCCTCTCCTCGTCTTATTCGTTCTTCGCGTGTCAATCTTAATCCGGCAATATCGCTTCCGAATGCGTTTGCTGCCCTTATTCGGCGGGCGGGGTCTCTTTCGTCCTCGCAAAAAAGCGGACACTTAGTTACGCACATGCTTGAGTAAAAATATGGCTCGTTATTATCACCGCCGCGGCACTTAACAAGCGTCGATTCGGCTGTCCACCCAGGCACGGGCGAATAATCTCGCACCCAAGGGCATACAATACCGTTAGTAGAGTTTTTACAGTGCCAACACAATGTAGATACGGGATAACCGCTCCCCCTGCCAAGACTGGCCACACCGAAACGGACGCGCAGTTTGGATATTTCGTATTGCGATATTCCTATTTTTTTTGCAGCTTCGGCCAGCGTGTTATGTGCAACGATATCGCGCAGTTCGTCTTCCGAAAAGCCGTTAATACTGTTATCGCCCATTCTGCAAAATCCTCACAATCTCTTTACCCGTGCACCGTTTATCGCAAAAAACATAGTCTACATTGTACCGTTTACCCATAGTCAGCAGGACGGCATAGAGCCGTTCGCCGGACATAGCAAGGGGTGATATCGCGCTGCGTGGGTTTTTCCATTTTCGCACATCCTCAAGGGATTTTATCTGCCCGCCGTGTTCACACAGAATAACCAGTTTTATTTCGCAATCCTGCGCTGTTTGCAGTTCCCGTTTGAATCGCGCGTGCTGCTGGCAGACATTTCCGCACAGTTCCGAAAGATTTTGCTTGCGGTCAATCACCAAACGGGCATTATCCAACGACATATAATCGCCGACCGGCAGTTTTGACGAAAGCACGCGGATATTTTCTTTTTCGAAGTGGCGAAGAATTCCGGTAATAGCACGCGCCTTTTCGCGGGTATCCACCTGTATGACCATACTTTACCTCCCATCAGAACGGCAAATCTTCCTCGGGTGCAACCGGCTCCGCTCCCGCCGTATAATCGGTGCTGCCAGTGCTTTGCCCTTTACCTATCGGGAACTCGATATTATCCACCATCAAGTCCCATGCCATACGGTTATTGCCGTCTTTGTCCTGATACTTGCGGCTCTCCATACGGCCTTCCAGCACTATGCCGTCCCCTTTGCGAAAATACTGGCTGATGAAGGCTGCGCTTTTGCTCCACGCCGTACAGTTAAAGAAATCACACTGCTTTTCTTCGCCTTTTTTGTATCGTCTGTCCACCGCAACGCTGAAATTGCACACTTCCGTGCCGGTTGCCGTGGTTTTGAGCTCGGGGTCATGGGTCAGCCTGCCTGTTATGATGATCTTATTCATTTTCGTCCACCGTCCTTACTTTGTTTAATATTGCAATTGCCGTTTCAAGGGCTTGTACATCCTGCCGCCATTGCGGGATAAGTTCGTATTCTTCGCTTTCGTCCGCAATCATTGATTTGATATGCGATTGTATTCCAGCAAGGCGGTCTTTTGTTTCCCGAATAGTCATATCGTCCTCCTAAATTATATCGTATTCGCCGAGCGGGACGGGCGCTGTCATTTGTTCCGTTGCCCGACAATATGCGCAGCGCTCACATCTTCGTGCAGGGATAATGCCCTGCTTCATAGCGTCCAGTTCCGGCAGCACCTCCGCAAGGTATTTAAGCTGAGCTTCCCTGCGGTAATCCTCAATATTTATCAGTTTCAGTGCCGGTGGGTCTTGTTTGGTGATAATTGCAAGGTCTGTTTCAAGGCCGTGACCTTCCAGCGCATAATAGATTGCCATTTGCAAGTCCCACCGCCAGTATTCGGCAGGGTGCAGCCTCCCGCGCTCCGTATCGTATAGGGGTTCAAGGTCTTTTGCCGTTTTCAGATCAACGATTCTTTGACCGGGAAGGTATACATCCAGTTTGGCCTTGAACGGATAACCTTCGATGTACCCGGTCAGAATGACCTGTTTTTCGCCCTGCATATACTCCATGAATACGGGGTCTTGCTCTGCGCGAGCTATCATCTGATTCGCTTTGAGATATTCCGCTTTCGGCGTACCGTCTTTCTTAAGTATTTCGGGGTGCTCGGCTTTGAAATCGGCAAGAGTGCCTTCAAAGTATGCGTCCACATAACTCCCTACAAGCAGGGAAATACTCGGCGCACGGTGCCACTCGCCCCTCAGTTCGGCCAATGCCGCGGCGGGGCAGCACAACATATTCTTCACCAGCGAAGCCGACCAAAATTCTTCGTTCGCTTCTGCGGAATAATAATTATCAGCTGTCAGATTCATTTACAGTACCCTCCACAGGGCTTTCAGGAGCCGTCTGTGCCGTTTTTGCCTTTTCCTCGGACAATTGCTTACCGCAAGCCAAACAAGCCTTTTTACCCACCTTTCTGTCCGAATATGCGGCTATCTGCTGCGCCGTCATTCCATTTGACGGCTGAATGACCTTGCCGCACACTTCGCACTTGATAACCTCCGCCTTGGGGATTGCGTTCCTGATTCGTATGCCGTCACGCAGACCGCCCGTTTCGGGGTCACGAACTCTGGGGTCTATGTAGAGCTGGATTTTCTTGCCCTGCAAGGTGTCAGCGTCTACACTTTTGTATATTTTGCGCAGGGTCTGTCGGTTCGTGGCGTTGATTATCAGGGGGCGCACATTCTTAATGCCCGGAACAGTGTTTTCAACAAAGGAAATCACATCTTTATTTTCCTTGCCCCGTTGAAGGGTCACTGAGCCGTTCCATATGCCCTCAATCGTCAGTATCGGTTCTGTGCCGGGGTCGATATCCTCTGCGCCCAGGTATTCTGATTCCCTGTTCTGCCCCAACCGCTCTTTGCCGTTAAGGCGGATCAATTTGTCACCTGTGTTGATTCCTGCCATTTTCTTTGGCCTCCTTAATATGATTTTTAATGAGTTCGTATGTCTGTTCGTGCTCCCGAACGCGATTCTGAGCCGCCCGCATTCGTAAGGCGAATAAGATTTGCGTTAAACTGCGGGGTTGTGTTATAATGGGTTCGTGAAGGTTGTTTCTCATACTTGTCCTTTACATTTATCTCCTTTCTCCATACGCCCTGCCGTTTGTTCTGCGGCAGGGTATTTTTTTCAAATGATAATGTCATCTCCGTCATCCTGCGCTTGTAAAAGTATCTTGTTCAGGTGTTCGATGTCCTCCATTGAAAAGGCGTGGCGCAGCACCCCGCGTGCGTTTTTTATAAGCTGCGCCGAACAGTCCGGGCAAAGATATTCGTCCGCGGTCAGTAGCGTTGTGTCGGTCGGAACAGGTTGTCCGCACCGGGTGCAGTCCTCGTATTCGTCATATTCGTCCTGCCCGCACCGTGGGCAAACTTCATAATCAGGTTCAAGCCGTTCACCGCCGATATGTACGGTTTTCGGGGCTGCGAACCGTGCGCCGCAGGCGCATATGTAATAACTCATCTCCATGTTCTCCTTCCGTTCTTTTCACTTATAGTCTGTAAGTGCAAGGCTCGGCGCTGCATTTGCCGCTCTTCACGCTCCTGCAAGCGCCCCTCGTGCACGCCGAGATAGTAAAAGGTGCAAACAGTTCCTGCCCACACGATTATTCCGCATATAATTGTCCAAAACAGCCAAGTATTTTCCATGTCATTTACTCCTTTCCGGCAATGCTTCCGGCGTTGTATTTAGAACTTTTGCGATGCAGCTTAAATCGTTAATTGTAATGCTTTTCGGGTTGCGCAGCCGGACATTAAACCCTTGCGCAGTGCTGTATCCGCACCGGCGAAAGATGTCCTTGCCGGTCAGCTTCAGCTGCGCCATTCTGCCGCGGATATTGCGTTCGACTGTTTCGTATAGTGTCATAACTACTCCTCCTTCGCCGTAAAGAAGCGTTTGAATGCTGCGCTGCCGTACTGGCCGTCAGTAAGCCGTATTGCCTCTGCAATGGTGTATTTTTCTTTTCGTTCGCGCAGATTGCTTAAAAACTGCTCCGTACCGGCCGAACATGCGCCGGTGATAACGCGATACATAATGACGGCCTCATCGTAAGTCACTACGCTGTCGAGATTGAGTTTTTTGTACTGTTCTGCGCCGCGATCTTTTGCTGCCTTGTATTGCAAATCGATAACTCCGCTTTTGAAATCTTTGCAGTGCGCATAATTTTCGCCGTCAAAAATCACATTTCGACCTTTGATTTTACCGTTGTAATAGGTGTATTTTCCGCGTTTATGAGGCTTACCGCAAATATGCGTAAGGATGCCGTCTGCAAAAATATATTTGCCTTCAACACAATCATTAGGTCTGAGGATGCACACTTTCCGTCTTTCCTTTGCGGTTATCGCCGTGCCTTCGAGGTAGAGCGAGCCGCCTACGGTAAGGTTATCGGGCAGAGAGGTTATCGCCGTGCCTTCGAGGTCGAGCCAGCCGCCTACGGTAAGATTATCGGGCAGAGAGGTTATCGCCGTGCCTCTGAGGTCGAGATTGCCGCCGTTCGCTTTCATCATTTTGTTAAGTTCTTTGAGGGTGGGGTTGGGGTTTAGTTTGTCCATATTGCTCATTGCTGCCTCCTTTTACAGTGAAAATTTGCTCATGAAGTTTTTGCGATAGTCTCTGCATATCTGCTCCGCGCGGGTAAGCACATAATCTTGCTTCGGCCCGGTTTTATAGCCGCCCAGATAGCCCGAAAGATCGCTTGCATTTGTATGCACATCCTCATCGGCAAGCACATCCAAAATTGCCGTAAACTTAAGCCCCATCGCTTTAGTTTCGCGGATGTAACTTGCCTTTGCACGGCGTTCCTCCGGCGTCAGGCGCTTCACCATCTTGTCAATCACTGTTTTCACCTCGCTTTCCGTAGGCAACAATATTGTTCTTGCTTTTTCCTTTTGGCCGTGGTATAATCATTGATGTCAGCAATTTGATATCACGGCCACAGTTTTTCCGTTCTTGCCGTCAGAACAACAATGTTTTTCCCTACGGTAGTAATTATATTTCTATTGATAGAATATGTCAAGAGGTAAATAGAATTTTTATAAAAATTTTTTCCTACGCATATGAGGGCGAATGACAGTATTTCTTGAACGGGTCACGGAATATGGAGTGACAAATTATCAGAATTTTTCGGGTAAATGCAACACGAAATGCAACACGAAATCGGGGTAAAAAAGAGACCACCGGGCGGCGGTCTCTTATTCTCTTTCGGAAGGATTATTTTTTTAGTAAATCTATGTACCGGTCAATGTACCAGATCGCTTTTTCGAGGTCTTGAATTGTCTTGTCCGGGTCTTTCTTTCCTGCCCGCGAAATGTACTTCACGGCATTGCCCAGATGATACGGAAGCCGTTTTGCCTCAATAAAATCAATCGTTTCAATGCCGCCGTCAGTGTAGTGCGCAGGATGATTCACGGCATCGTTGCCCTGTTCGGGTTCAGCCTGTTTCTGAAATCCTATCTTTTTCACATCGATACCTCCATATGTTTCCTTTTGCCGTAAAGTTTCAAGGTCTGTATGCTGTGCGAAGTGGGCAGGAGCATTTTTTGTGCTGCGTACCCGCCGTATCCGAGGAAGGCGGAGCCGACAACTACCTTGAACGGACGAACGGACACCCGGTTATTGTGCGGGTCAACATGCAGCTTTGCAGGCTGACTCATCATCGGCTTGTGAGAATGTCCTACAATGAGCGCATCCACACCGTCCAGCGCGTATCCGAACCGTTCGTTGCGGTTTATAATGCCACCCGGCAATGCACCGCCGCCCGCACCGTGCGTGACGGCCAGTATATATGTCGGGTTGGTTTGGCCGTTATTGTTCGGATTGCCTATTTGCAGCTTCACGAAGGCCATATTTTCTCGGTATAGGTCTTCAAGGTCGAGTTTGCACATTATATCATATACGCCGTCATCGTCTGCGTCTTTGCCGCTTCTGCGTTCGTGATTGCCCGAAACGGCGCATAGAATCCTGTTCCGAATAGGGGTGAGCAGCTCTGCCATGCGCTTCTTCTGTTCGCGGGGACGCATTGTTTCATCAAAAATATTAGATATACTGCTGCGTGTGGCGTTGTTTATCAGATCGCCGCCGAGCGTTACATACACATCGGGCGTGTCACGAACATATTCCACTAATTTTATCCATTCGGCAGCCAAGTGTTCCGCTGCGCCCAGATGTACATCGGCGATAGGGATAATTGTAAGGTCGCGGTTCTGCGGGAATTTGTGCGTTATTATCGTAAAATCCGATTGCACGCCTTTCTGCCTCCTTTTTCGCAACGATATATGCAGATAATTCATTACATTATGCATTAAGCATACTACATATTGTGCTTTATCGCAAATCAAAGCCATATTTTGAGGTTTTGAACTGCATTTTAACGCAAGTTACCCGCAGGTTAAACGATTTTCTTCAAATTCCGCAAAAAAACACTTGAAATCCGCAAATTGCCATGATATAATATATTCGCAGCCGGAGCCTGTCCCCTCTTCGGAGGGTGTTGGATTGAAAAAAGTGAAAAGCAATGCTGTTATTCCCGCCTATTGCGGAATTGTCCCTTCCTTCGGAAGGTGTTGGATTAAAAGAAAATTGCCAAAAGCAAAAAGTAGTGTGAGTTATTGGGGACTATAACTGGTACACTTCATCTGGCTCCGGCTGCATCATACCCGCCTTTGTGCGGGTATTTTTTTATTTCCGAAATCCACAAAAAGCAATAAGGGATCATGTTGACCAAGAGGACAGAACGGTGAACGAATCGTTCACCGTACACGGGACACCGATTGCGCTCATCAATGAATCCGGCCTTTATTCCCTTGTTATGTCCAGTAAGTTATCAACCGCAAAGCAATTCAAACGGTGGGTAACTTCCGAAGTGCTTCCCAGTATCCGCAAAACAGGCGGGTACATAGCCGGACAGGAAACGCTTTCGCCGGAGGAGCTGATGGCAAAGGCGCTGCTGGTGGCAAAGCAGACCCTTGCGGAGCGCGATGCCAGCATAAATGAATTAAGCTGCGCCAATTCGGAGCTGACGGTGCAGAATTAGATACTGCTCCCCCGCGCACAGTACTTTGACGAACTGGTTGACCGCAACCTTTTAACCAACTTCCGCGAAACGGCAAAGGAACTCGGAATAGCCCCGAAACGGTTCGTAAACTGGCTGGTGGAGCAGAAATACATTTACCGTGATAAAAAGGGCAAATTGCTGCCGTATGAGGGCAAGAACACGGGCTTATTCGAAATAAAGGAACAGTACAGTCCCAAAACCGAGTGGAGCGGCGTGCAGACCCTTGTAACGCCGAAAGGCCGTGAAACCTTCCGGCTGCTGTGCATGGGGATGTAATGCAGAGGGTGTGTCACAAAAGATAGGAGCGGTTTATGCCGCTCCTTTTCTTGTCAGGTGGGTATTCTTACTAACCAACTGAAAATGCATAATTATACATCGTTCAGAATCCGTCTTGCCTGTTCGACCGCGCTCATGACTTCATCATACGCGACTTGCAGTTTCACAAGCTCGGCTTCGGTGCGCTCAAGCTTGCGCTTGGTCTGCGTGTACAGAGCCTCATAATCGGTGCCGGGCTGCTCCTCCTGCTTCCACACAAGGTGCAGCGCTTCAATCTCCGCCTTGCCCGCAATGCCCGTTTCGGGGCGTTTAAGGCTCTTTTGCAGCGCACATACGCTCTTGTGCGTCTCGCCCCCGAAAGAGCCGTCCGCGCCGTATTTCGGCATGGCAAAGCCGTGCAGGATAAGCTGGTGCTGAAGCGCCTTCACATCCTCGCCCTTATCGCCCTTTTTAAGCTCGCGAGTGACGGTGTAGCCCTCTATTTCGTAGCGGAACAGCTCAGGCCGCCCGAACCAGTTCCACGGGCGCAGGGAAACGCTGGTTTTCACCACGCCGTAATCCCGCCCCCGGCATTCTATTGCCGTGTCGGAATCCAGCGCAAAGCCTATATGCGTTGCCCGCCCGCCGCCGTTCACCACGAATACCCAGTCCCCGCGGCGCACCTTGTCCCGCGCTATTTTTGCGCACTTGCCCTTCATGCCGTTGGCGTTGAGATCGCCGGGGTACAGCTTTTTCACATTTTGCAGCCAGTACATACCCAGCCCGGAGCAGTCAAACGCTCCTATGTCGGTAAGCTTGTATCCATCCTTTACCCGCTTTTCCAGCAGTGCCTTGTCCCTGTTTATGTTGGTTTCGTCTCCGTGCTCGCGCTCTTTGAGCCACGCCTCGGAAAAGGGCGCACGCTGTCCCTGCGCCCCCAAAACATAAATGCTGCCGCGTGCTATCTCGTCCTCAAGATAGGCTATAAATTCCTCAAGCATTGCCTTCACCGTCCTGCGGCTCGTCATCTTCTTTTATTTCCGCCGCCTTGCCTTTGCTTGCCTGCTTGTATATCTGGTTCACACCGGTTGCCGCAAAGCCGGATACAATGCCCACCGCCGCAGCCGTCAGCCAGTTTTCGGCAGGGATAAACCCGGGCAGCGTGAAATAGCACACAATGCCCAGTATAAGCCCCAAAACCCCGCACAGTGCGGGCAGCATCCGATTGACGGTCTCGCCCGGAATAAGCTTTATGAAATAGGCCGCAAGATACACCAGCACCACTATTGCCGGTACTGCTACAAAGTCTGAAAATTCCATATCAAAACCTCCTGAATTGTGTTTATTATTTATGTTCGTGCTCCTGATGCTCAAGATGCTCCAGGTCTTCTATCCGGTGATTGATAACCTTTATCTGCTCCTCCACCACCGGCATACGGCGGGCAAAATTGTTGTGCTGCCGCACCTCATCCTCCAATTGCTTAAGACGGTAGTTTATGAGCTTGTTGCTTGTAAGAATACCTCCGAAAGTGCCCAAAGCCGTTCCCAAAAGGGCTATAAGGGCGGTTATTATGTCCGTGTTCATAATACTCCCCCTTCAGTTCGGCCAGTAGTTAAAACGGATTGCAAGGTAATAGCACTGCGTATCTGTTCCCGTTGAGCCGCCCAGCGTGGCATAAAATCCCGTTTTGTCCATGCTTACCACCTTCGGAGCAGCCACACCGGCAACACCTGTTTTCGGCGTTAAAAGGACGATTTGCGGCGCATTGCTCATAGCGGGGGAGAAGGCGGTTTTCACACCCGTTCCCGAATTATCCAGCTTGCCTGTGGTGCCGTAGCGGATTTCCAGCATGCCTGTTGTAAGCAGATAGCCGATATAGGTCTGATCCGCGCCGCTGAGCCTGCGCTGCATTGAAAAGGTAATGCCGCGCTCACGCCCCATTATTCCGTCCGTTGCTAAGTTTGTAAGCGCCATTTTAACGCCTAATGTTGAGCCCACTTCTGCCGGGTGTGTTTTCGTTGTATCAATTACGGTGGAGCCGTCCGCCTGCATGTCAAGGGTGTTGCCCGCGTTGTCGTTAAGAAGCAACTGTGTCATATCTGGGGTAGCATCCGCGAATCCGTTCGCAATGCGGCTTTCCAGATCGTTCATGTTCGCCGCCGAAAATGCGTCCCCTGCTTCCGTTACGCTGTCCGGCGTATTTATAAGTTCCAAAGTATCACCCGAAACGCTGTCCTTGTACTTGTTCAAGCCTGTCCCGGCTCTGTTTTTCCATGTTTTAGCTTGATATGCCATAACATACCCTCCTTATGCGTTTGTAGCTTTATCGGTCAAATACAGGTCATCTCCTGCCCAGAGCGCCACGGGCGCGAACGGTTTCACAACACGGGCTTTTACGTAAAGGCGCACACCACCGTCATACTTAATTCGCACATCCAGCAGGCGGCAAACATAGGATAGCCAGGAAGTGCGGATAATCACGAAATCGCCCGCTTCAAGGGAAATATCGCACAGTGCCGTGAAACTGATTGTATCGTTGTTCGTCACAAGCGCGTTGAGCTCTGTCTTGCTCGGCATGCCGAATTTGTTATTGAAGGTAATGCCGCCTATCGTTGACAATTCGTCTGTATTTACACTCCACATATCAGTGAGCTGCTGCGCCTGAACTTTGCCGTAAAATGTAACAACGAATGTGCCGGTTATCGTAGACGGGTCTTCTTCGCCGGCGGCACACCATAGATAAACGCCATAAGGAGAAGAAAGGCCGGTTCCCGCTTCGCCGCGTACAGTAACATATTTATCGATATTGCACTGAACATCTTCGGGATTGATATGCGCAAAGGCGTATTCAGGCGTACTGTCGGCATCTGCGAACGGAATCCATATTCGATATACCCTCACAACCCCGGGGGCTTGTTCCGGGCCCAATGGATCGCTCACAACTGTTGCTCCTGCGAAACTGTAATTATAGGTTTTTGTTACTTCCTCTTTAAGATAACCATCTGCCGCAAAATCGTAGGGACTATACTTTGAATAGTTCGTTGCGATATAGGAGTATTTCTTGCCTTTCGTATACTCCGGCTGTTCCATCATGTCACGGTCGGTGAGCATTACGGAAGGCACAACGCCTTCGTAAACCTTGGTGTCGCGGACAACAAAAGCCTCGTCAAAAAGCTGATCTCCGCTCCGATTCGACAGCAGCTCCATATTATTGGCAAAGATAATGCGTTGCAATGCTTCGTCCGGTCTGCCGTAGGAGAGCAGTGCGCCGGAGATAGTTTGCTGATCGTGCGTCTGATCCGTTATTGCGGTTGCTCCTATTTTATTCGTATATTCCAATAATTCACCGATATTCGCCGAATTCCAGCGCATGCCGATACCGCTTCCCAGCCCCGCTTCATCTATGGTGAAATGGATATTGTCCGTACCGCTCATAACCTCTGTTGTAGCTGTTATTGTGGCCGTTGTGCCGCTTCGATTGATAACCGGGTTGTAAAAGCACATCGGGTGCATTTTATCCGTATCGTTGAAGTAGAACCGGCACTCAATACCGCCTTCACCAAAGGTATCGTCCGCAAACGGCGATTCGTCAAAGTATCCGTCCGAATTATCGTATGTCAATATGACTTCGTTTCGCGGCAATTCGTAACACATTTCCGAAAAGGTTTGCCGCAATTCGACCCGGCGCAGATACTTGTCATCAATCGTCATTGAGCCACTGCGTTCGCTTATTGCCCAGTCCACAAAGAAAAGAGAGGTCTGACAGTGCAGCGCAGGAATAACATCGGATTGCCAGTTTGCCGCCCAATTCCCGTAAGTTTCTACTGCCATATCACACCTCCACAAGACTGAGTGCGCAGTCCGTCCAGCCGGTCACATAGCCGGTATTTGCGTCAACCTTCCAGCCGCCCGCTGTCCTGTCCGAAATGTACATGTCGCGGGTCACGAAATCGCCCGCCACTTGGTCGAAAAAACGCACTTTGTTATAGAAATTGCCGCCGTATGCCGCCGTGAACAGCTTCAAAATTTCCGACCACTGCGCGGCGGTGAGATACCGCCATTTCAAGGCTCCCTTGGCTATGTTGTCCCGAATAACCATGCCCCGAACATAGCCGGATACATTTCGTGCGCTGTCCACCACTGCCGCCGTGGTCATATCGTAATAGGACGGGTACGGAAGGGGGTGTTCCGTGCCGTTCTTGTCAATTATTGTCACAAGTGCGACCATCAGTACAAGCCTCCTTCCGCAAACTGTACGCCGCGATTATATGCGGCGCGTTCCGTTGTCCTTAAAAGCTCCCGCCCGTCCAGCGTTACATTGCCTTCCTTTTGCAGGATAGCGACAAGCAATTCATTCTGACGGCGCAGCAGTTCGTTCTGCTCGGCGTTTGCGTCTGCCACGCCCCGTGCAATACCGGCTACAATCTGCTGATTATTGGCAACCGTTGTCTTATTGCCCATGCTGCCCACCAATTCCGGGCCAGCTTCGTTGGCTATGAACAGCTGCCCGGTTGTCGGGAATCCGCCTGTGGCGTAGCGGTTAATCTTTTCATAGATATCGGCAAGAGTGCGGCCATCGGAAAGTTTGAACGCGTCCATGTGTTTCCTGAAAAATGTGATTTCAAGCAGTTTTGACTTCATCGCTCCGATAGATGCCTTCGGCGATTCCCACATTTTCCAAGCTATTTCACGCTCCGAATCAGGGGTGGATTTACTAAGCGCCCATGATGACGCGATATCTTGTACTATTTTTTCATTTACGCTGCTTATTGCCGCTTGCTGTACCGCATCTAACAGCTGCCTCTTTACCCTGTTCCTTTCCCCGTCCGCCGCCTTCAACTGGCTGCTGTACGACTTCGTTATGCTGTCCTTAAACGCCTGTATTTCCTTATCGGTCAGATTTATGCCCAGTGCCTTTGCCTGACCGCGCAGGATATCAACGGACAGCAGTGCTTCTTCGTATGCCGACTGGATGCCGCTCTTTTGGCTGTTATAAGTGTTTTGCAGATTGCCGAATTGAGTGTCAAAATCCGACAGTGAGCTGCCCAGCGAAATACTGGACAGAACGCCTTTTTTAGCCTTTTCGGCAGCGGCATTATCTCTTGCTGTCTGTTCGGCGTTGCGAACCTGTGAAAGCTGGTTAATTTGCTGTGTGAGCAGCGTTTTGAGCAGCCCGCGCTTGCCGGGGTCTTTTTCTTTGCTTAAGAGGGAAAGAGTATTGTCTATGCTGCTGCCCAAGCTTGAAACCTTTTGCCCGACCTGTGCTTGCAGCTGCGCCAGCTCTGTACGGGTTGATTGTATTGCTCTCAGTGCGTCCCCGGTCAGATAGCCCTTGATCGCCCCGTTCAGGGAGGCGAAAATCTTGTTGAAATTGACATCCGCAAGCCCCTGCGCTGCCTTAACCATATTCTTAATGGAGTTTGTCATATCGTCAAACTGAGTGGAATCCAGTTTGCCGGTTTCGCTCCATGCGGTCATGTAGTTCTCCACTTTGGCCGCTGCTTCGTCAAAGGCCGTGCGCTGTGTGTTCAGTTCATCGTTGAGCTTGCTGTTCGTTTCGAGATAATCATCAATCGCCTTGGTGTTGCGCTTATAATCGTCCGTGAGTTCATTTATAGACTTGCCTACGCCGTTAAAAATGCTTTCTGTGAGCATTTTACGGCGCAATTCGTCCTGTGCCTTAGCTGCGCCTATACCGGCAGAAGCAAGCGCCAGCAAACCGCCCACAAGGGCTCCTATGAGGCCGCCGATAGCAGCGCCGCCGAGAGCACCCGCAGCCACACCGCCCACAAGGGAAACTATGCTGCCCGTAAGGGAGGTGCCGTCATTGGAGGATAGGGCTTTGGACAGGTCTTTTGCCCCCGAATAGGCAAACCCCATACCGGCAATAACGCCGGTTGCGCCGAACAGCGCCTTTGACAGCTTTTGTGACCCGGTAGCAGCTGACCACGAGGTCTTATACAGCGTTTTGAATGATGTGCCTGTTGCGCCGAGCAGCTGTTTCAGATTGCCCCAACCGGTAAGAGCCTTTTTACCTATGAGATAAGTCACAATCGCAATGCCGGTAGTTTTGATAAGGCCGCCCCATTCTTCAAAGAAAGCACGCATTTGTTCCTTTATGCTGTTAGTCTGATCGGAGAGCCCCGCAAGGAAATCATAACTCGGCAGGTCAATATTCAGGTCATAGCCCAAGCCGTTATCGCCCGTTCCTGAACCACTACCCGTATTGGGGGATATAACATTCAGCTCATCAATTCCGAGCGCCGCATTGAGCTCCTTTGCGGCCTTTGTAGCCCCGTCAAGAGAGGTCTGCACATCGTCCGCTATCGTGGCCGTATTATTTAGCTTGGAATAGTCAAAATCAGGCATTTCATAGCCGATAAGAGCCGAAAGCCATTCGGTGAGCAACTGTACTCCCGCGCTTAAATAGGGGATAATCTTTTGCAGGATAGGCAGCAGTCCCATACCCAATTCACGCTTGAGCTGCGTGATCTGCTGATTCAGTATGCGGACGGCGTTTTCCGGCGAAGTGACGGTTCGCGCCATATCACCCATAACATTCTTTGACTGTTCAAGGATAGCAATGTAACGCAGCTGCGACTTTTGTGCCTGCGTCATGGTGTTATACGATTGTTTTACACCGTGCGCATAGGCTACCTGTTGCAGGGTGGCTGCGTCCAGCGCGTAACCGAGATTGCGCAGCGGTTCAAGCTCGCCGGTAAAGCCGGAACGCACCTTATTCATTGCTTCGGTTATGCCGATATTGAAGAATGAAGAGATATCATAGCCTATCTGCGTAAGGTTCTGTGCCATCAGCTCGGCTTTTGAGTCGATAACGCCGAAACCGGCTCCGATTTGCCGGAAAGTGCCCAGATTCCGTATCCAGTCCGAAACATCGATACCCAGCGCCTTATTGACCTTCTGTGCATATTCAAGGGCTGATTTTGCCGATTTGCCCATAGTCACATAGAACAGATTCAGATTCTCCACATAGGCGCTGCTTTCCTGAAATGCCGCCCGCCCTACACGCCACAATTTATTGAATCCTGCCGTTATTGCGCCAACTTTAAGCGCTTTCCACGCCTGTGCAAAGGAGGATGTTTCCTTTTTCGCTTCCTTGCCGGATTTTGAAGCTTCTTTCAGCGCTTGAGAAATATCTTTTATTTCCTGCGCTTTCGAACCATCGATAGAGTGCAGCGCAGTGCTGAACTCGTTTACCCGTTTAGCCAATTCGGCAAGCCCTGCTCCTGCCTTTGTGGCACTCTCAAGAGATTCTATTTTCTTTTTAAGTTTGCCGAGCGCAGAAACGGCAGCCTTTGTTTCTGCCGTTACCTGTAATTGGAGACCGCCTATATCAATATTGTTTTCATTCATTGGGTGCGCCTCCTTTGTTTGTGGCTTTGTCGGATTTCATCAACCCGTTCAGCCACTTAATAACCTTTTTGCGCTCCTCTTCCGCTTTTTGCGCCTTTTCTTCTTCGGTCAACGGCGTTATGCGGAGGGGTTCCAGCGGATAATTCTCTGCCGGTGCGCCTTGCTTGCGGAAAGCGTTGCGGATAGCAATACTGACCGCTGCGTGTATGTACATACCCTGCCACCACATCTCTTGGTTGCGCCGTTCGGCGTTATATCGGTTTGCTTCCCGGTACGCCGCCGCCAGTCTCGGATCATCTTCCCAAAACTGGACGGCAGACATTCCGAGAGAGAGGTAGTAAGGTAGCACCTCGTAAAATAATTGCGTTGCGGTTTTCGCCGCACCGGGCTGCGGTATCAGAGCACCACAGCCATTCTCCCGTTTTTTCTTGTGTCTTCGTCCGCAAACAGAGCCTCGGAAGGCAGATGGTAAAGGTCAACCAGCCTTGCGAGTTCTTCGGTGGTCAGACCGCCCAGCCTGTCGAACAGCTTTTCCGCTTTTGAAAGGGGGATGTTTGCATGATTTTTACGAAAAGCATAGAAGAACAGAGCCGGAATATTCGTTTCGGGGTATCTTGTCAGCTCTTCGATGCAGAATCCGCGCTGCTCGGCAAAGCGGACGCTGTCACGGGAAAATTCAAGGGTATAGGTTTCGCCGGTTTCGTTATCGGTGATAACCATAGGTTTGATGTCTGTGTTTTTCATAAGATGCTACCTCCGTTTATTTATCAGCCGCCCATTGTGGGCTTTGCGCTCCACCCGCCTATCTGATGCGGGGTAATGTAGGGCTGGATTTCAAGAACAGCGTCAACCTCAATCGCGCTCAGTCCGAGGTCGGACGGCTTGCCGCTGAAATAGAAGCTCTTGGTCAGACCGGGAATGACCACGGCGAACCAAACTTCTTTGTCAGCAGCCATCGCAGTATTGTACGCCTCGACAAGCGTTGCCCACGCCGTCTGAAACTCTTCGGTGTTATTGGCGGTGAACTGAATTGCCCCGCCCGGGTCTTTGAGCCCCTGAATGTAGGTCTTCCACTCTTCGGCTTCAAGAGTGGTGGTATCCAGCCCGGAAGGCTCGGGGTTAAGGTCGGGAATTGCCTTGATTCCGGGAATTTTAGTGTAGCCGGTTGTGGGTTTCGTACCGGCAGTAGTTTCCGCCGCGTACTGTACGGTAACGCCCGCAGTGCTAAGGTCAATAGCCATAGTAAAACCTCCTGTTATTTTCTGTAAATTCTTAATTCTTCGCTTATAATGGCACGGTATCGTGCTGTCATGCGGTATATCTTTGTGTCTGCATTCTTTGTTTGGTGGCAAAATGTACGGGTAAAACCCATTGCAAGCAATTCATCGTCTACAAGGGCGATAATCTCTTTGCATTGCTGCTTCGCCCCAGACGCAAGATTGCTGTACACATTCAATTCGTACATAAGCCACGCATCGTGTTCCATCATTTCGGCATCCAGCGAGCCGGTATAGGTGGCATTATCGGCTTCGACAAGGGACATGCATGGGAAGGAAGCGGGTGCATCAATCGGTTCGCTGACGCGCGTTCCGTTCGGATAGGCAATATCAAATTTTTCTGCCACACGATTAAAAACGGCAGCTTCAACATCAATCATCCGAACACCTCTTTCGCAATGCGGGCAATAGCCTCATACATGGTGCGCTGCGCCCCGTACATAGGCATAGCAGCCGGATTTCCTCGTGTTACGACTACTTGTCCGCCCTCGTCATAAAAACCCCATGCGCGGCGTTTTCCGCGCCCCTGTCCGTATTCGCCGATTTTGGATATTCCGCTCGGGCGCTTGACTGGATACGGCTCGTCACCGTTGTAATACACGCCTGCGCCGAACTCGATAAAGCAAACCGCCTGTCCTTCGGCTAAAATCGCATATCCTTTGGGTATGCGCCGAACCGTCACGGAAACATCGTTATCGCCGTCATACTGCGCCCCGGCGAAGGTCACTTGTGCGTCCTGCATGCCGATATCGGCAAGTTTTTGGGTAAGCAGCTCCGTTTTTTTTACCACCCATTGGGTGTATGCCTCAATTTGCTTTATTGCGTCCGCAATGGAACTGTCGGAAAGGGTCATGCGAATTGTTTTAATCACTGACCTGCACCTTCTTAATTGCGTAGGCTATGCTGTTTCGCCACGGTGCCCGCTTGGTCACGATAAAGTTATAGGGCTTATCCGTAGAGGCACCATCCAGCCACAGCACGCTTTCTTCGTCTATGGGGCAGTTAATATCGGCGGTTATCATTACACGGTCATACGGTTCGACCGAGCCGAACATTTCGCTTTCCGCTTCGCCTTTATTCGGCGAAACAAACATCTGCGCCGTCTGAAAATCGCCGTATTGCGGTGCCCAGCTGCCGGTTTTATTGCCGTTTGCGTCAATTATTTCGGTTCGCCCCTGATACTGCTTATAGATAACCGTAGAGCTGTTGCGTGCCAAGTTAAACATTCGCGCCCACCTTTACGAACGGAGTAATACGGTTCAGAATGTCCTCATCGTTTACGGTGCCGTAAGAACGGTTTATGCCGTTCTCGTTATGAGCTATTTCGCCCTCACCGCCGCGCCGGGCAATCATCCGAACCGCCAATTCACATTGCGTTGTTTCGTACTCTGCCGGAACCGTTGCTTCGTTCTTTACCCCGAAAGGATACAGGCGAACAAGGATTCTTTGAGACGCTATGAGGAGGTAAGACAGTATCTGTTCATCCGTCACATTGACATCGTTTATAAGTTTTTTACAAAGAGATAGCTTCTCGGCCTCCGTCATAGCGATACCTCACTTCTTCTGTGTTTTGCCCTGCGGCTTCGGCTTTTCGGGTTTCGGTTCGGGTTTCGGTTTTTCGGGCTGAACCGGTTTTTCCGGCTCAACCCTTAATCCAATAAATTCACAAGCCATATTCTCACCCGTTAGCTGTTCGCGGTGGCTGCCCGGCTAAGGTAGATACCCTTCGTCTTGTTCGCATAGGCGAAAATGTCGTGGTAAATACGATAGTCAAACTTCCATGCGTCAGCTTCCTGGTTGACCTCCGGCGAGAAGATGCGCGGCACAAGGTGCTTGGTGATCTGCACCAGTGCGGAAGGATGTACAATCAGGAAGTTAATGGGGTAGGAAGTGCTCTTAGGGATGGAGTAGCCGAATGCGGTCGTGCCGTCATTGAGCGTAATGCCGGTGTTGAAACGGGAGGCGGGAACACGGACGATCTCCATGTCGTTGTAGGTCTCTACATTACGGTTTACGCCGTTTTCGTTGGCAAGATAGCGGGTGACATTGCCCTTGATTGCCTGATAAGCAAGCTCGGACACGAAACAGATACGACCCTCGCGGGGCACCTCTGCGTCACCCATCTGCTTCTCGGCATCATCAATCATGTTCAGCACATTGGTTGTGCCTACGGTGATGTCAGCTGGGGTGCCGGACAGAATGCCGCTAAAGCCCGCCATGCTGGCGAAACGGTATGCGTCAAGTTCGGGAACGACCTGAGTGCGGATAAACTCACCGGCAAGGGTTCCGAACGCCATTCCAAGGGTTTCCTCGTTGTCCATAACATCAACGGAGAACGAAGTGCCTCTGTCCTTGCCGAGTTCCATCGTCTCCCAAGAACCGTTGACGCTGCCCTTCACGAACCCGGTATTTCGTCCGTAATTCGCAAGGCCATCCATTGATGTCTTGTAAATCTGAACGGTTTTCGCGCCGATAAACCGCACTCTGTCACTGGTAGCGTCAAAGCGGGCGGTCAGACTTTCTCTCTTGTAAACTTCATCAAGCAGCGGGAGATATCGCTGCGCAAGTGCAATAGTGTTTGCCATTTTTCATTTTCCTTTCTTAGAGCCCGAAGTATCTCCGCAGTTCGTCATCCTTGGCCTTTTCCATATCTTTGGCCGTTACGGTATTGCCCGCAGTAAGCCCCGGCTGTCGGCTTATGAATGCGGCTTCAGCTTCTTTTTTGATTTGTTCGATGTGCTTTTTGTGGTTGGTGAATACCGTCTTGAAATCGCCGTCAAACAGGGCTTGTGCGTTCTCTGCGGCTGTCTGTTCGTCATAACCGAGTGCCATATATGCCGACTTGTGGCCGGATATTGCGTCTTTTTTGCGAAACTCTTCCAACTCCTGCAAAATGCGCTCTTTTTCTTCCTGTTCGGAAGCTTGACGGGCTTCATCATCACTCTGCTTTGCTCTGAGCTGTCTTTTGTACTCTGCCGCCTCCGAATTTGACTTCGTAAGCGCAGCTTTGAGCCGTTCCAGCTCATCTGTTGCGGGTTTTGTCTCTTTTGGCGGTTCGTACTGTTCAAGTGCGGCAATTTTCTGTTCCGGGGTCATCGTTTCGTACCCCTCAATTTTGGTGGTATCCATCGTCCACGCTCCTTTGCATTTTTTTCGGTGTTCCTTCACCGTTGGCGATATTTGTATAGCGGCTTCCCTGCCGCTCATAACGGCTTGTGCCGATATTTACGGTGTGTTTGCGGTATTATCTTCGGTCACGGTTTCGTCTATAATCTCCGTGTTGTCCGTCTTGCCCCATTTCGCTTCGATGTACTGTTTGCTGTTTGCAACATCGGCCACGGGGTCATTGGAAACGCCCGAGCGCTGGAAGGCGATCTCCGGGGAAAAGCCCAGTTCGCGCATGTTCATAGCGGCCTGCGTTTTCACAAGGATGTTTGCGGTTTCGTTTCGGGTGAATTGAATTTCAAAATCGGAAATATTGATATCCAGCAGCCCTTTTGCCTTCAAAATGCGGGTGATTATGCGGTCAAAGCGCCTATTTGCCGCCTTGAACAGATCTGCCGTATTCCGGGCGAAGGTATCGGCCTGATACCAGCCGTCACGGTATAGGACGGCTTGCCCGGTGTCGCTTGTCGAAGTGCCGCCCTTTGTATTTGTGGGCATGCCGCAAATGCTCAGGGCGCGTTCGTACAGGTAGTCAATCAGCACCTGTACTTCGGTCTGGTTAAGCTGTTCGGATAGGATTTTCAGGTCGGCTTTGTCCTGCCCGGTCGAACGGAGAAACAACATGCCGTTTTGACGGATATAATTTGCGTCAATTGGCTTTCCGTTTTCGTCCGTGCCGAGCTGGCAGTTATAAAACACCATAAGGCTCTGAATAAACTGCTCTATGCCGTCCACACGGTTCGACTGAATTTTGTTTATTTCATCCAGCAGGGGAATAACACTTTCAAACGCGCTCATGCGGTTGTTTTCGTACTGATACTCGATAATCGGTATCTCGCCCAGAGTGTTGACCTCTTCGGAAATAACGCTGATTGCCGTGCCGTTTATCGGTGTGCCGGTGACAATGCGCCCGGTTATGCCGCCGAGCACACGGAACACACGGTCACGGGTGAAAACATCAAAGATCGCCTGCGCGGTGTTGTTTTCGCCCTTTTCACCTGTGAGCACGACATTCACGCCCATTACCGGCGCACCGCCCGGTCTGCGGCTGTACACTACAAACGCGCTGCGCGGGTCAAGCGCATAAGCCCGAAAAGGCTGCTGATTATCGTTTGACGGCTCTACATAACACACACCTATACCCACAGTGTGAAACCAGTCCACAATGGCGTTATCTGCGTCTTGTTTGCCGCTTAGGTACAAATACTCATTGAGTTTGTTTACTTTTTCTGTGACCTTCGTATCGTCACGGCGTGACACATAAAAGGCAGGCTGTGTGAGGAAATAGCCGTTCTTGAAAGCGACTATTTCGGAGGCGTGATTTTCCACAACTTTGTTGTTTATCTCCGGGCGCACTTCCTTGACGCGCTCAAGAATGGGTTGTAAACCCCGTCTGTACCAGTACAGATATTCCTCCGCGTACATGTTCTCAATGTGGACTGAGAGCAGTTCGTTGAGCAGCTGGACAAGATTGTCCGCCGTTATCTCGTCAACCGTGGTATATATGCGCCGTCTGCCGAACAGATCGGGGGTTTCCGTGCTGTTCGTGTTCGTGGTGTTCTCGCTCATAGCCGCCTCCAAAACAAAAAATGCCGACAAACCTTATAGGTTCATCGGCACTTGGCAATTTGCACTTGGCACTATTTGAGTATTATCTTTTTATTCGCTTTGCACCCCTTGCAATAGGGGTAAATCGTTCCGTGCGCATCCGGCGCAACATACATAAGCAGCCGGGGGGGCAGTTTCGCCTTCGCACAATCCGGGCAGTAGATAGGTATTCTGTCTTTATCGCTCTGTTCCACGCCTCAAACACGCCCCTTTGCATAAATATACATTTCATGTGCATAATTATACACTACGGACGCATTTATCGCAAATCAAAAGTATCTGCGCTTTACCTCAACGGTGTTGCACATATTCCGTATTTCGTTTTCGAGCATGGATAGGCCGTCCGGCGCGTCATCATGGGCAACCTTGCCGCTTCGGACATAGGTTGTCAGCTCCTTCATCATCTGCCCATACTCGCTGTTCGGGGTATAAAGGGACGGGTCAAGGAAATAAAAATTTTTCAAAATGTTATCCGAAGCCACTTCAATCCTGGTTTTCTTGTTTGATATTGACCTTTTTGTCTTTATCCCGGTCTTTCCGCCGCGCTCCCGAATGATTTTTTCCACATCACGGGCATAATACGCGCCTGCGCTGTTTGATTCAAAGGTGACATTTGCCACCTTGTGTTTCATAAGCACTTCGGCGCACTCTTTTTTGGTCACTTCGGGCACATCATTGCTGAACACGCAGTCCACAATATACACATCGTCACCGTACAGATAGGCAATGGGCAGCATAACACTGTCCCCGCCGCCCTCTGCTGTGTCGCAAGCGGCAATTATTCCGTCCGGGTCAATATCTGCCGGAAGTGACATATACCGATTCAGCCGGTCAGCAGGAAAGAGCAGCCCCCGTGTTTCATACGGCTCCTGCTGAAACTGGCTTGCCCACTGTACCGGGCTTACAAGTTCCCGCTCCTTGCGGTAATAATCCGTTGTGAACATGGGTTTTCCGTTCAGGACAATGGAAAAATTGCTTTCATCCGTCTTCGGGTCAAGTGCCGGTATTGCTAATATCTTTGTCCGCCAGCCCATCGTGGGCGCTATATCCTGCAATCTTCCGATAGGGTCATAAAGGGAATATCTTGTCCCTTGCGCTACGATGGGGCAGCCTTCAAGCCGTCTGCCCAACAAATCACCGCGCACCTTGTCCCAGAGGGTGTCAAGGCGGTTTCGGTTGTTTGCCTCCACATCGTCCGACACTAAATCGTCCAGATATAACATTCCGTCCGGGGTCGCTTCGGTCGAACCGGTCAGTGCGCCGTCAATACTTCGGCAAGTGACGGTTGCAAAGCGCTTTCGGGTCAGCAAATGGATTGTTTTTTCGTCCGCATTCGTAGCTTCAAGGGTGGCTTGGGGGAAAATTTCGTAAAAAGTGTATTCATCCGGCTTCGTAAGCACATCAAGTATGCCCGTGTAAAACGATTTCACAAGGTCATTGCCTGCGCCGCAGAAGATTGACGAGCCGAGAGGGGATTGTCCCGACCGAAACAGGCCGAACCATTCGCCCAGCGTGCTTTTTCCCGTTCGTTTCGGCTGTGATACGGTCAAAAGGTCAATTTTGCCGTCATTTACATCCTGAAACGCCTGCACAACCGGGCGCAGAACATTTCGGCGAGGCTGATAAAACCGTTTATCCGGGTTGCGCTTCCATTCCATATACAGCATAAAGCTGTCAAAATCGTACTTTGCGGCAAATAACAGGCTGCGCCGGTACATTTCAAGCATGCTCCGGGAGTTCATGTCCCGCGCATACACCGCAGCTTTGTTCTTGATGTTAGCATTGTGCCTTTTCGCTTCAGCGCGGTCAACATCCCACAGCAGCCGCACCGCCTCAAAATAGTCAGACAGCGCACTCGGGTCACGGAGATTGCGCATGCTGGCTGCTTCGGTCATCTTCAGGATATCAATTGACATAAAAAATGCCCCCTTATCGTTTGATAAAGAGGCACTTGGCACTATGGCACTTGGCACGAAATGTTATTTATTTGCTATGTTGTATAAAATTGACTTTCAGGGCGGTCACTCACTTCACATACAGGCTGACATGTGTGTTTTCGCCCACTTCAAAGCCGAGAGAACGGTACATGCCGTCAAGTTCAGCGTTGTGAAACACGGTTACGCTCCCGGCAGCTCGGTTCAGGTATGCGCTGAACATTTTCCGCATTACACCACGGTTCCGATACGGCTTGAGCACTTCGGCTGCGTACAGGATATTTCCGTACAGTGCCGTGTTCTCGCCGCAGATAATCCCGATCGGTTCGGTTCCGTTCAGGCACAGCAGGAATATCGTGTTCGGTGCTGTCAGGGCTGTGCCGCAGTGGCTCAGCGCGTTTGTCCAGTATTCAAAGGCTCCGAGCTGCGCTGCGTCTGACGGCGTGTAGGAGCGGAGGGTCATGCGGGACACTCCGTCAAGATAGCTTCGTGTGCGCCTTTGACCCATTCAGACCCACTGTACTTGTACCAACCCTCATAGGTTTTCTTGTTTTCGTAAATCGTCTGAACGGTACTTATCGAAAATGCATTTCCGCTGCGGTTTTTTTTGCCCTGACTGTTCAGGAACTCTACAATTGCCTGATAGGTCATGCCCTCGCCGTCCTTCATTCTGAATATCGTTTTTACAATATCAGCCTCATTCGGAACAATCACCAGCTGATGATTTTCCGCTTTATAACCAAACGGGGTGCGACCTCCGCTGTACTGACCTTTAGCCGATTTTACGGCTCTGCCCGCGCTCGTTCTTTTGTTAATATTCTCTCGTTCCATCTTCGCAACCAGTATTGTAAAGGCTTCCAATACATTTGAGAAAACTCCGAATTGACCGAAATCTTCCGTTATGGAGATGAGTTCTATTTCCTTTTTGCGCAAAAGCATTTTGTAGAAGAAATACACTTCAATGTCCCTTGCGACACGATCTGTTTTCGCTACAACGACCGCTTCGACAGGAGGATTCTTGATATCGCCATAGACGATTTTATCGAATCCCGGGCGCTGTTTCGCGCCGCTTTCTCCTTCGTCTGCGTACCATTCTATGATGTTCATCTCATTTTTACGGCAATACTCTTCAATTTGCCGCTTCTGCACTTCCAAGCCGTATTTATCTTCTCCCACCTGACCATCGGTGCTGACACGGATATAAGCAATTACATTTTTCATTGTTTGCTCTCCTCCTTTACTTCACGCACTGATTGTATCAAATTACGGTTAATCTGTCAAGTTGTTTTTCGTATTTTTTTGTTTTTTTTATTTTTTTCGGTGGGTGGGGGGATTACTCCGCCCCGCAGGGCTTCCGGCTATCCCCCACAGGGGGCGCGGCGCAGGCCGTCACCGGGTGGCTGGGCAGCGCCCTATAATCCCGCACAATTGCCCCCGAAACATAAAAATATAAAAAAATTACGATAAATCTTGATTTTCCCCTTGACAATTACGATAAATCAATTATAATGTAATCGTAAATAATAAAGCGCCCCGGCAGCACCGGGGAGAAAGTGAGGACAATATGAAAAAAAGTAAACAAGCACGGATTAAAGATGCGCGGACTGAAAAGCGCATCGGGGGACACGAGAAACTATGGAAGAGGCTGTTATATCCAGATCAGCTATAATACGCGCACCGGTGAGGTATTGACAGATTATCATTGCAGCCTTGGCGGGAATAGCTGGACGGAATACAACGACCGCGATATTACCACGATCAAAAACACAAGCCGCCACATGACTATGCAGGAAATAGCGGACGCGATAGCGCAGGAGCTGGACTGGATGCAGCGCTGCGCCGCCGAAACGGCATAAAAAACGCCCTGCACCGCGTCAACCGGGCAGGGCATCACCAAAACACCAACCAAGCACAAGGACGCCCGGCAGCCCTTGTATTATAGCCTAACAGCCGGAGAAAATCAAGGAGAATTTGAGAAAATGAAAGAATCTATCACAATGAGCGAAATCATGACTTGCAGCACTTGGAGCAAAAAGGACAACAGCCCGCGCGGCTGCAAAACCGTAAGCAATACGGAAATAAAGCCCGGCGATGAAGTGGTATATGGAAACCGTTTCGTGCCGGTTGTTGCTGATCCCGAACCGGAAAGCACCACCTGCGCGGCATTGCAGAAGGCCGCCGAGCTTATCGAAGCCCGCAAAGACCGCAGCGCATGGGATAAAGGCGTTACAGCTTACGCCCTGGAACTGCTGGACGGCCTGAAAGAACTTGCGGAGGGTGGATACCTTTCCGCGGACGCTGCCGAGCTGCTGAAGCCCCGCGCACTACGCGAAAAGATGCTAAACGGTGCGGCAAACTGGGAGGAATACAGCTGGGGCGGATCGGCGCTTATCTATGACGGCGATATAGCGGAGCGCCTTTGCTGCCCGTCCGAGCTCAAACGCACCCGCAACGGTGAGCGCAGACCGAACATCCGAGAACTGTGGCTTGATGTGCAAGCGCGGGCACTGTATCAGGCCGGGGAGCGGGTTTTCCGGGCGTTTGTCGCGGCCACAAAGGAGGCGGAAGCATGAAAAAGTACACGCAAGCACAATTGCGGCAGCTTGTCCGGCTCGGTGTGGCCGAGGACTACACCAACAAGCCCGGCGAATATATGGACACGCTGCGCAGGCTGGCTAAAATAGGGTATAGCGCCGGCATATACGGCATAAATGGCGGACTATTGCGAGACGACGAAACCGGGCAATTATACGTGATAATAGGCCGCTGCACCAATCTTTTCAGGGTATTTTAAGGAGGTTTAACCATGTTCAAGACAAATTTTTACATTGCAACACTGACCGCAAAACGGCGCATCGAATATCAGCAAAAAACCGGCTGGGGCGAACTTTTCGAAGCTCCGGACGGTTCGCCCGTCTCCCTGCGTTTCGACCGCCGCACGCCGTAAGCGGCGACTATTACGGCACCCGCGCCGAAGCCGTGCGGAGCTTAACGCCGGAATTTTTGCAAAAAATTGCCGATCGGGTAAAATGCCCGGAAATGCTGCGAGCTGCGGAAACTTTGGCCGCCTTTATCCTTGCACAGAAAGCGCCTATTGACAAAGCCGCCGCGGGCAAGTATAATAACGCAAAGGAGTGATTTTTTTATGATGCTGTTATGGATAATATTCCTGATCGCGATTACGCCTATTATGATAATTTTGAAATGCCTTAAATGGTAGAGGGGCGCGGCCTTCGGGCTGCGTCCTTTCTTTTTCGTTCTGCACGGTGCAGCCGGTGACGGCCTGCACCTTTTATTTTTGCCCGCCGCCGCAAAAGGCTTTTTTAGCCGTTCTGCGGCGTTTTTATTTTGCACCCGAACATTTACCCGCTCACGGCATAAAAAGGCTGCGGCAGGCTTTATTTTACCCTTTATGTTGATTTTGTGGGCTTGCGTTCTCTGTGCGCGGCGGTTTTGGTGTGTTTTCCGCCTCGATTCCAGGCGGCGTCGGGTTGAGGCGGCACCCTTGCCCGGCTGCGCCCCCGTTCGGGTTCGGGGGGTGCTGCCGTCCCGCCCTGCCTGCCTTGCCCGAACCGTCCGCGATAGTCGCTCGGTAGTCGCTTGCGATAGTCGCTTGCGATAGTCGCTCGGAGAAAAAAGCGGCTGATAGTCGCTTAATAGTCGCTAACAGTCGCTTGATTTTTGCCCGATAGTCGCTTAATAGTCGCTCAATAGTCGCTGGCAGCCCCGAAATAGTCGTTCGGGATAGTCGCTTGATAGTCGTTAGTCGCTGTTATTTTCTGCCAACGCCTCATCGATTCCGGGCAGTGCGGGAGCGTCCACAACATCAGCAGCTATCCGAGCCGCAAGGTCGGCTTCGCTCAATTCAGCACCGAGCGGGTTCGCCACCGTAATAACCGTCTCCTGCTTGTTCGACATGCCGTAATAGTTCTTCGAACGGAAAATATAAGTTACCTGCGGAATCTTCCCGGTAGATACAAATTCAGCGTCCAAAGCGGCCATAACTTGGCGTGCCTTTTGTACCAAAGCGGTGCGCTCAGGGCTACATCCCTGCCCATGCAACCACTGCGAGCCGGTTGAAGTGTCCACGCCCAGAGCCAAATAAAGCTTCTCCATCGTGGGCAATTCTCCTGTTTCGGTACAGTGTGCAAAAAATTCGTTCAGCCGTTCAGCAACCTGTTCGTCAGAGGTGGGGGTTTCCATTCGCCACCAGTGCAGACTGTTCAGGATAATCCGGCGTATTTCATCTCGGGAGGCATCAACCTTGTCCTCCACGCAGCAGTTTGTCTTTGCGTTTTTGCGGTGCTTGCCCTCGATGCGCTTGACCGTCCTGTCAATTGCGGCTTGCAATCGCGCTTCGGATATGGTCTGCGGGGTGATCTCTTCCGCCTCAACTACCTCCACCTTTTGTGTCTTGCATGTTTCTTCGCGCTTGCCCCGCCTGTTCGGTGTGCCGTCCTTGTTCAGCAGCGGTGTGCCGTCCGTATCAAACTTGGGCGCACTCTGCCCTGTCCGCTTCTTCTTCTTCGTAGCCGGTGCAGCTTTCTTTTTCTGCCCCGTCTGTTCTATTTTCGCCTTGCCGCCCTGTTTAACCTGTTCGGTCTGCCTGTTCGGTTCAGCCTGTCTGCCCTGTTCTGTTTTGTCTATTGCCATATGTTCAGCCTCCTTTTAGCCGTCTTGAATTGGTAAAATATGTAATGTAACCACATGTAACCTATTGTTTCAATCGCCCTCGAAAAGTGGAAACCTCGAAAATGCCCACCACAAGGCGGTTTTGGATATATCTCTTATTATGTTACCAATGTAACCATTAAAATAATACCCTTATATATAAATCCCCTTGCAATTTTTTATTTCCTATATAGGGTATATTTTTTCGCGAAAACAATGGAAACTGGGAACATTGATTCTGCATGTAAAATCCCCAAAACCGCATTGAATAGGGCGTTTTCACCGTTTTTATCACTTGTTAAAGATTCGGGCACTCTCGCTACAATTGAGTGCCAAACAGCGCATAAGCTGCTGCGTGCCGTTCAATCTTTTTGTAATATATGGATATTTTGGGCGAGATGTTTGTGTTTTTATCAGCCCATGTCTTACAGCCCATGCCGCGAACGAATCCAGATTAAAGCCGTTTTCCGTGAGAACTTTTTCCAAAATTGAGCGGTTTATGTAGGTATAACCCGCTTCGTCCGTCATGCCCCACACTTCACCGTTGCTGAATTCGGACGGTCTGAACCGTGCCGGATTAGCTGCGATCCAGTCGTTCAGCCAGTCATAGCACCGCTCGTTCTGGTCTATTTCGTCCGCGCCGGTCAGGTACGGGAAAATATCGTCAACGGTGATCGGCTCAACCTCTCCGGGCGCGAACAGGGTATCCGCAACGATCTGTCCGGCAGTCAAAATAATGCCTGCTGCATCAGCCTGTTTCGATGTAATCCCGCGCAACCTCAGCTGCCGCGAATAGTCCTCATGCAGTGCCCTAACCATATCTTCACTGTCTTCTTCGGTCAAAACCTCAACCAATCTGCGCCCTGCGTGGCCGAAGTTTGCCGATATAATCGCCACCGTCTCCTTGAAGTCGGTAAAAAGCGCCTCATCACCGCATGGAATCTCGATTATTCGGTTCACGGCACCACCGGCAGATCGTCCGTTAGAAATCGGGGCCTCTCCGTTGGTTATAATGCAGTTTTTCCATGTCTGATTTGCTTGAATGCCGCCTGATTTTGCGCCTCGTCCGCGCCCGACACCCTCTGTCAGCATGTAAACATCGCGGTCAAAGCTTGCCCGGCTGTCTGCGCTTTCCACTTGGAACTCATCCATAATCAGCGGCAGTGAATTGCAGAAACCGGCCAGCATTTCACGGGCAACCTTAGTCGAATTGAAAGACACCACATAGTCGCCCATGCCCGGATATGCCCACACCGAAGCGCACAGCATAAGAAGGACGGATTTTCCCGCGCCGGTGCCGCCCCAGATATGCACGATAAACGGGAGCGAGTGGCAAATATTGACCATTACGGACGAAAACGAAGCTGCCAGCAGCAGTGCATTGGTTTTCTTATAGTTCCACGCCTTTTTAGCGCAGTTCAGCCATATCTTAAAGTCTCCCTCCTGCCGAACGCACTCAAAGGCATTCCTGAAATTGGCGTTCCCGTCAAAAACAAGGTTGTCACTATACGGCGAAAATCCGATTTTGGGAATCCAGCCGAGCCGTCCTGTGCTGTTCTGTTGCGGAATGCGTTCAAAATTCAGCGCTTCAAGGTCGGAAAGATAGGGCACTATAAGGTTTGAGTTTTCGCTGGTCACTCCGAGCCCGTATCGTGCCAAAGAAACGATTTTCTGTCGGGACATGAGTATTTCTCTTTCCACCACCAAAGAACGCCAAATTGAGCCTCTGCAAAACGCCAGGGAGAACCGCACTTCGCCGGTCTCCACATTCACGAAGCGTTTTTCCAGTGTGAGCGGGTGGGAGCATACCTGAACCGTAAAGCCGTTTCTGTCTATGAGCGAAACGCCGTCATCGGTGCAGGAATAATTGCCGCAGTCCAGCTCAACCGGCTGTCCTGTGAATTGGGTCATGTTCCGTTCCGGCTGCATTGCGGCGGGCTGAACAGCGCGAAGATACTCATTCCACATCTTCACAAAACTGGTCACGCCTATTTCACGCGCCCGCGCCCGGAGCCGTTCCTTAGTCTGCGTCAGTGCGAATTTGTCGTTGATAAAACTGTATAAATATTCATACGGCGCAGTGCTTTCAAGGAAATCGGAACGACCCCAGCTGTTTATCAGGTCGCGCGAATTAACACTTTGTTCCATTATTCACAATTCCTTTCCTAATATTTTTAATAATCCATGTTGTCAATCTGATACCGCAGATAGGGCAGCGCGTGAATCGCTTTACAAATCTCGTCCGGGATATCGTCTGCGCTTTTGATGTTCAGCCACACAAGGTTTTTAACGGCGTTTTCAGCCCTTATCAGTTCAAGGCCGATATCAAGGTAGCGTTCATAGGAAAAATCCGTTCTTGCTTGCTTTATGCGCCGCACGGTGGCATCTATGCGCCTGCGTTCAGCAAGTTCGGCCATTGCACGCTTGTCCACTCGCCCGGAAAGGGGCAGGCCGAGCCGAAAATCCGTGTTCAGCCTCATCAGGGCTTGCTTGAAATTGATGTTGAACAGTGCCATCGTCAGACTGATAACATCTCCGTGCGCACCGCAGACGAAACAGTGATAAACCGTATCCGTATATGCGAAGTTCGGGCTCGTACCGCCGTGGATAGGGCAGGGGCAGCGGTTCTTGCTGCGCCGCCCCGTCCCGATCAGCCCGTATCTGTCCAACACCTCCGGCACCGTCACGGCCTGCCGGATAGCGTCTGCCGCGTCAATCATTTGTCCTTCTTTCTGCCCAGATGCACAATCAGCCACGCCGAAAGGAAGGCTACAAGAACGAAAATTACAGCATAAATCCATAACGGCGAAAGTACCCAGTACCACGCCCAATCTATCACATTTGTAAGACGCAAAACAACAAATGCAACAGTGAGCAGACAAGCAGTTATGAGCAACAGTGGCGCAGAAGCCGATTCGTTCTTATTCATTGTCAACCTCCGATATATTATCTGCATTTATTGTGAAATAGTTTAATCCCAGTATTACGAACCCGCCCGCGCAAGTCATTATGTCATTCGGATCAAGCATGTATGTGACTTTTACCAGTTGCGACCGCCCGGTGTATTTTTCGCCGTCCCATTCATTCAAAGCAAGATAGTCTCCTACCTTAAAATCGCGGTCATTCTTGCGCAGCTCAAAGGTTTTATCGCCCTTCCGTACCGCCTCGAAGTATTCCGGCAGTGTTTTTAATGCGTGTATCATTCTGTTTCTTCCTCCCATAATTTTTCTATATCTGTTTCAGTGTATTGCCTTGTATTATTTGCCGTTCTCAGCTGCAAGTATGCTGCTCTCTACCTCGTCCAGATAGCACCAGTAGTCTACCTTGATCCGGCAGCTCCTCCGCTGCATTGCGCCACTTAATCGTTGTTGTTATTGTCTTCATTTTCATCGGTTCTCATTTAATGCTTCTATTCTTTCTACCGCTTTGCTCGTATTGTAAAATTGCTCCGTGATATCGATAAGCGGGCAGCTCCATTTTGATTTATCGATGTACACAACCGCGATTCTGCCGTTGTGCGCTGTGTGCCCTGTGTCGAATTTACCGTCTTTTATAAACTGTTCTATCATAGCAAAGCAGGGTGTAACGATTACGCCATTTGCGAGAAGATAATTAGCAAAGCTCCACGGTGTCATTTTTTCGCAGGGTCTGTTTGCGAATAGCTTAATCAGCGTATCTCGCATATCATCCATATCACCCACTG